GAATGGCTTCAACAGGTATACTTTCCTTACTTTTACTTGTGTTAGCACCCATTTTTGGACCAAAGAAGGTCATGGGATACTTAATGCCAATCATTGATTGTTTAAAGCAAATACCTTATGCATCATGGATAATTTCTTATTTTAAGAAGTGGTATAATGGTGAGGCAACGTTTGACGACCTCCCTCAAACTCAGGAAGAATTGCGAGAGCACTTTAAGGCCATGAATGTGGACGATGATGTGCAAGACGATTTAGCAGAGTTAAACCGCTTACGGGAAGTTTTTGCCCAAAAGGAACGAGATGTACGCAAAGGATTTGCACCACCAAAGCCCGGACCAGAAGTTCAGGCTCATAATGAGGCAATAAAGAAAAGAGAACAAGCAGAAGTTAAAGTGGAAACTCCAACCACGCCAATCCCACCAGAGATGGTATTCACGGAAGAAGATCGTGATGAGATTGGTAAAAATATGGAGGAAGTTCTTGCAGAATCATTTAGGGATGTAGAAAGTCCCCCTGCCACAAAGCATGCTAAAATGCTTTATCACCCTAAGAAAAAGGGTTCCTTAACGAAAGAGGAGTGGGAGAAGAAAAATTTATCCAGCTCGCAGTTTGTACCTCAAAAGGAAGAACCTAAGAGAACTGCAATGACCCCGGAACAAAAAGTAGAGGGAGTGTCAAGTATTTGGGATATGCAAGAGCAATGTGTTGATGCAGATCAAGCACCGCAGCAAAAGGCCGGGCTTGGTTTCGATATTAAACCACAATGCATTGGAGACCACTGTCTCCAAGACTACCTGGATTTTTGTTTTCAGGATGTTTGGGCGAAGCAAGTGAAGCCCTGGCTTTCGTGGATTTGGAGTGAAATAAAAAGTACTCCAGCTGATATTCAAGAATTCTTTATGCCAGATGCAAGAAATATAGCAGCTGATGCCGTTAAGATTGGAAAAGAATTCGATTCAGTGTGTCGACACCCCATCCCTATCCCTGATCAAAAGGGAAATATAAATGTGGACGATTGTTGTCAAGCTAAGACTGACATAAATCATGTCATGAAGATGACAGAGAAGTTCGAGAAAAAGAACAAAGTCCCTGGGATGAGTAAGATGATTTACCTGAACATGAAGTGGGACATCTTTAAAAAGGTGTTGTATGCTAGACGTAAGATTCTCATTAAAGGGGGAATCTTTTTAGCGTGTTACTGGATGCTCTTAACATCCATGTCAGCTAAGTCTGAACCCATTTTAGGCTTGAAGCCTGAGGCAGACAAAGTCGCAAACCCGCAAGGAGTAAATCGTGGCGGAAAGAGAGGACATAAGAAAGGCCCTCGTTCACGCAAAAATGTCTGGAACAATGTGTCACCAAGTGGATCAGAGAATGATTTGGATGACGTCGAATATGAGGAGCCCCCAATGGATGATCTATATCAGAGAACCTGGGTAGAAGACCGTATTTCGACTGGACCAAGAGAACGTAAAGTAAAGTTCTTCCAGGCACATGGACAGGCAACACCTGTTGTTCCCCCACTACAAAAAGCGAATGAGAGCGACTTTATTAATAAAGTTAGAGCCTCAAGACGACCAGTAAAAGCACCTGCTCAGACGATGGAATTCGTACAGGAAGCAAAGAAACGTTTTGAAGTTGCCATAAAACAGCCCATTCAGCCACAAGCCTTCTCAGCTCACGAATTGAGTGATTCCATATATAAGTTTTATATGTTGAAGAATGGCGAATATCAGTATATGTGTTCAGCAACACATGTGGCAAGTAAACTAGTAGTGGTGATGCACGCACTTAGTGAAGATGTATCAACTCAATACCGAATTGTAAACAGTTCGCGAACAATAGATCTTTTTGGAAAAGACATCGTTGTTTTGAATGATCAGTTAGCTTATTTTCCTATAAATGGATTCCCTACAAAATTACCATCAAGAAGAATGAAAGTAATGGAAGAATCTGGAATTGTTAATATCTTAGGATATGGACATGGAGATAAAGCATACCCTGAAAGTTTGTTAGGCTACGCCAGTCCCTTAGGATGGTGTAATGCACCTACACGTCAAGGAGATTGTTCAGCACCCGTTTTGGATGGATGCGGTTTCGTAGTAGGATTTTGGACCCACGGAATTGAACAACATTTATTGAGTTATGAATCATTTGGAAAATTTGAGCCAGTGACAGAAGATATGATCACAGAATTAAAGAGCTCAACACAAGTGTTGCATACCGGGCTGGATTTTCAATCCGGCCCCCACAAGCAATAGAGTTGATGGTACCCGGTGACGAGTTTTGGAGAAGATACCCAAAACGTTATGTCACCAAACAAGGGCGCCAGGTATTCTGGCCATCAGCCCAACCATCACAGCTCCATGAAAAATATGTGAGCGAACACTATTTTAACTTTGTGGGGGCGTACGCCCGTTTCCCTAGATACAAAAATTCTAGAGGAATAGACCCGCACGTAAAAATGTTTTTAGATCAAACGCATGAGGAAATACCTCAGGAATGGCAGTTGCCAGTTCCCAATGCAGATGCAGCTTATAAGTCGTTATCTAAATACGGAAAAAGTACAGTGAACATGTCTGAAGAAGACGTGAAAGCTATGAACAAAGGATTTGCTCTTATGGTAGAGCACTTTTATCCGTACATGAAAAATTCACGAACATTAACAGTGACGGAAGCAATCGCACAATGGGATAGAAGTACCAGTAGCGGTTGTCCTTTCAATGGAGAATTTAAGACAAAAGGAGAATTAATCGACAATGATCCCCAAATTATTGAGTGGTTGCAAGACCAATGGACACGATTAAGTTGTGACGAAAATATGACATATGTTTTCTCCTCCTCTCTCAAAGAAGAGCTAAGACCAGCCGAAAAGATTGTAGAAAATTCACCAAGAACTTTTACAGCTGGCCCAGCAGATGCGACCACACATGGTACGCAACTATTTCAAAATATGAATCAGAAGATGTATGATTCTCATTTGCAAACAGCATCTGTGATTGGAATGTCACCATTAAAAGGAAATTGGGACAGGCTTTATCAAAAGTTAAACGTTTTTAAGAACGGTTACGCCTTAGATGAATCCCAATATGACTCATCATTACGAGATTTTCTAATGTGGGGTTGCGCACGATTTAGATTTATGTGTTTAAGTCCAGAAGAGCAAACTCCAGAAAATCTGTTTAGAATAAAAGTGTATTATAGAAATTTAATTAACACCGTAATTTTGAGCGCTGAAGGGGTACTGGTCATGAAGAAAGGAGGAAATCCCTCCGGATCAGTCAATACTGTAACAGACAATACGCTTATATTGTATTGGATTATGGCATACGCCTGGGTGAAGTTAGCACCTGAAGGAGACCACAATTTGGCTACCTTTGAGAATCATACAAGTAAAGCATTGTTAGGAGATGATAATACATGGACCGTATCAGATTATGGTCATACATTTTACAATGGTATCTCTGTCATTGACGTTTGGAAACGCATTGGCATAACAACAACAACAGACAGTTTAAAACCCCGTCTGGCAAAGGATTTAGACTTCCTTTCAGCACACACAGTCTTTTATATGGGTAAAGCTATACCCATTTATAACCGGAATAAACTCATGCAGTCAATGTTATATGCAGATAAAGGAGTGAAACCAGCCCTAACATTACAGCGCGCGTGCGCATTGTTGCAAATAGGCTGGTCCAATATATCGCTAAGGAACTACTTAGAAAAATTGATCGATTATTTGATTGAGAAATACGATAAAGTACTCTCAAATGATCACGATTGGATTATTGCGAAAACAAATATTAAACCTCCAGAGTTTTATGAGCGTTTGTTCTTAGGTGAGACATTGTATCTCAGACCTCAGTCATTTATTTATGAGGAAGTACAAGAAAGATCAATCAAGCCTCATAAAAGTTTTACGATGAGCTCCATCGTATTAACACAGAACAAACAAAAGAAGAGTAAACGCGGCAACAGGCGTGCTCGAGGCCCAAGACAAGGGAAAGCTACCGGAAGACAAACAAAGCAGGTTATCGTAATGAACACGAAACCTAAACGGAAAAGACAAAATCGACGAAATGGAAACCCACGTAGAGTGGCTGGAAACGTCGTAGAGGGAAGTTTTGGAGGAGCTCAATTGCTCAGAAACCCTCGAAATATGTCAAAACCACGAGTAGAAGATTTTGATGAAAGAATTGGATCAGTTAATGGTTCCATCAATTTCACAACAACTAGCTTCGCCTTGAATCCAGCGAATGCAACAACATTTCCGTGGTTGAATAAAATTGCACAATTGTATGAACGTTACGAGTTTGAGAAACTCGAATTCTACTTTCAGCATGATGTCTCAGGTTTTGCCGCACAAGGGCAAACTGGACTTGTTTATTTAAGTGCATTGTACGATGCCTCATGCTCCGCATTCACGAGTGAAACGCAGATTTGCGACTCAGACCCAAGAGTTTTTGGAATGCCGAATGAAAATATGTGCTTAACCTTAGCAAGACAAGGTATGCACCCAAAAGAAGTGCCTAAGTTTTGCCGCCCTGGAAACTTACCAGGAGGTGCGGATGTCAAGGAATATGATGCCGCGAATTTATTTGTCACTACCGTTGGACAAGCAGGGTTAACTGAAGTTGGAAAACTTCAAATTAAAGGCCGAGTGAGATTGTACGATCGAATTTTAGATCCATCCCTCGGAGCCGCCCCAGCAAATAATAGGCTGTCGATGTTTTATAGTGCCGCAGCCCCTGTCACAACTGCAGTATCATCAGTCATTCCTTTAG